TAGAACTTGATGTAAGTGTAATACTTGTACCAGATGTTGTAGATGTAGCACCACCACCAAGAGCAGATGTAGTTGCCATTGTGCCACTTGTAGATGGCAAAGTAATGGTAGTAGTACCAGCTACATCTGGTGCTGATAGCGTTACGCTACCACTTGTGTTTCCTGCTATGACTACGCTAGACATTATACTGTTTCCTCTTCTGTTGATTGTGTTACACTTTGTTCTGGTTTAGGTGTATTAATATCCATTCCAATACCTACCCACTCTGGACATTCTGCCCATGTATCATTTGGAAATGTTGTTTGAGCTTCTTCAAGAGTAGCAACAATTACATCTACAACAATATTATTTGAATTTAATTTGGCAACACTCATAATTTATCCTTAATACAATTCTATAATAACAATTTTTCCATCACTACCTGTACCACCACTAGTACTAGTTCCACTACCACCACTACCTGAACTGCCAGATACCTGCCAAATAAATATAATATCTTGAGTTGTAGAGGAGTTTGCTCCTGATCCTCCATTAAGACTTCCAGCGTTAGAACCAGCATTAAATGTTTCAATAAGAGTGCCTAGTGTTGAGCTTAATGTTAAAGCACCTGCTGCTTTAGTAGTAGCTGCAATACCTCCTGTTGATCCAGATGCATTATTACCACCAGAACCTCCACCTGCTCCTGCAGTAAATCCACTATAATCAGATCCAGTACCTCCATTGCCTGCTCTTGAACCACTACCACCTCCACCACCACCTCTGGCATTTCCATTATTACCAGAACCACCACCACCTGTTCCACCTGTAGCATTAAAGTCACCACCTGACCCAACTCCACCTGATGTGCCTGTTGTAGATGTTTGTCCTACAGATCCTGTTACAGACACAACTCCAAATGATGTTGTTCCACCAGATGTTCCTGATGTAGTGCCACCAGCACCAATAGCATAAGTATATGTAGTAGATCCAGCAGTAAATCCTGAAGTATAATATTTTTCTGAATATCCAGCACCACCTACACCTCCTTGACCTACACTAGTATCTCTACCACCAGTTGCTCCATGAACAAATACATAAAATGATTTAACGCCTGTAGGAACAGTATAAGAAGTTCCTGAAGTAAGTAGTCTAGTTTTATATGTTGTTGGAACAGATACTGTTGACCATGTTGGAGCTGCACTAGAACCAGCAGAAGTAAGTACTTGACCAGAAGTTCCATAAGAAGGTGATGTTCCTACACCTAATGCACTAGAAGCATTTACAGTAACTGCTACAACTCCAGCAGTTTTTAATTGCAATATACCTGTGTTGTCAGCAGTCGTTATGACTCCACCTACTCCACTTGTGCTTGCGTCAATTGATGATGCCATTTATTTCCCCTTATAATATTACCCAGCGTTGTCCAGATGGTACTGTGACAGATACACCACTGTTAATTGTAATTGCACCCACAGAAACTGCATTTTTTCCTGTAGGTAAAGAATAACTTGTAGTTACTTCTACTGTGTTTAAATTGAATACTTGATCGCCACCACCACCAGTTGCTCCACCACCTAAAGATGACCATGAAGCACCATCATAACCTTCGTATGCACCAGTAGTGCTATTATACCTTATCTTTCCTGTTGCAGCAGTAGGTCTTTGTGCTGTTGTTCCTACAGGAACCTTAATTGCACCTGTAGAGTTAATAGATGTATCACCTGTGACTGATAATGTGCTACCTATTGCACCTGTGCCACTTACATCTAAATTGCCACCTACTGTAACGCTGTCACCAGATAAACCTGCTTGGAAGTTTTTAAGGTGAGCCATAATAGCTCGCATAGCATTATTAACGTCTGAAGGTAACATTCCCTCTGCAATGTTAATATTTTGTACGTCTGTATTACTGGCAGCAGTACTTGAATATTCTGATATTTTTGTTTTTGCCATTATAGAACCACCCATCTAGCACCACTTGGTACTGTTACTGAAACACCACTTGCGATAGTAATAGCTCCTACTGATAAACCATTTTTATTTGTTGTTAATGTATAATTAGAACTAATAGATGTACCATTTTCCCAGATAACACCACCTGCACTAGCTGTAGAGCTAGGTGTACCCCATGAAGCATTAGAACCATCTGTGGTTAAAAATTTACCACTATTAGATGTTTGACTAGGTAAAATATTGTTACGAGCAGTAGTTGCATTAGCTAAATCTGACAAGTTATTAGCACGATATGCGTATGTTGTATCTGCACCTGTTGCAGTCACACCAAGATTTGTTCTTGATGTTGCAGCGTTACCTAAATCTGATAAATTATTACCACGATATAGGTATGTAGTGTCTTGTCCAGTAGCTGTTACACCTAAATTTGTTCTAGTAGTAGAAGTGCTTGCAACGTCTGATAAATTATTAGCAGGATTTAATGGTGTATAACCTAAACCTGTAGTAACGTCTGTAGATGATAATACAGCTACGTCAGATCCATTTCTATATACTGATTTGCTAGATGGATATGTACAAAATACATCTTTAGTACCAGCAGATAGGTTAATCTTACTACCTGTAGATGACGATAAAACTGTATCTCGTGACAATGCACCTGCACTAACAGTACCTAGACCTACTTCCCATTCTGTACCACTGACAATAGCGTAATACGTTGTATTACCATCACCAATAGCAGTAGAAAATGTTTGGAATCCAGATACTGCACCAGATAATGTAAGCGAACCTGTACCTGTCGTGGTACTATTTTCTCGTACCCTGTCTTTAACGACTAGAGCCATGACTTATCCTTAAGCTAATGTTACTGTAAGTGAACCAGAAGCGATTTTGAAAATATCGCCAGAGTCAATTGTTTTGCTTGTATCTAATGGAGTATGGAATAAAAGATTGCCAGATGTTGAAGCATCATATAAACCAATGTGAGTTACTGTACCCCATGAAGCTGTTGCTTGTGGGAATGTGCAGTCTGCATTAGATGTTGTTACACCATTAGAAGGTGAACCAAATGTTACTGAAGTTCTTGAGTATGAACCACCAGAAACCTCTGTACCAGAACCTGCATCTGTTGGATCAGATGTAAATAATGCTACATAAACTGTTGTTGGTGATGTGTATGATGTGTTACGAAGAACAGCATTGATAAGTGCGTTCTCTAAATAATTACTAAATTCTGCCATGATTTACCTCGTTGCTAAAGAAATTGATAAAGGACTGCTTGCGAACTCGCCAGATTCATCTGAAGATGAAATTGAGTCTAATCCACGTTGATATAATGATGCCCAAGTTTGTAATCTTTCGTCATTCATCAAGTATGGTTCAGCTTCGCCTAATGCTGCGTATAATAACAAGTCTGGGCAATTGGCCAAAAATGCATTTGATGAATTAGTTGAGCTCAAGTATGTTGGAGCTGCATAATAAAGCATATGTAATGTGTATGCACTATCTGGTACAGGTGCAAATTTAAATTCTGTTGCTAATACTGTGTACATTGTAGGTAGGCCAGAGTCTGTTGTTCTAGCGTTCCTAAAGAAATTACTAGGACTTTGATACTCAATTACACTTACTGGGTTTGTTTCAATGTGAAGATCACGCATTGCAAGAAAGTCACTAGGTAAGGCCACTGTGCCATCACCTGCAACTGTGTTTGTTGTTACATATTTTAGCATTTGACGAATACGAAGATCACGTCTTAATCTATTTTCTGCTAAAGTGATAAAATCTGGTATTTGTGATGTTAGATCACTACGAGCAAGATAGTCAGCTATCGTGCTTTTTAATGTTGTATATGATGTAAAAGCCATTACACTCTACCCTCTCGTGTTCTAAACACTCTATTATCTGGATCATTCAAGAATTCTTTAAATCGTTTTTGGTCAACGATATGAAAACCACGCATAATACCTTTATGGTTTAGCGTATCAATTACTGTCATTGGAATAGATGCAATCTTATTGTCAAATACATCATCACCCCAACGAGTGTTTCTATCTGTTAATTTTCTTTGTGCATTATTATTCTCAATAATGTCACTAATATCTTGTCTAGTTTCAAGCACTAGACCTTGCTCTGTATCATGTGCTACAGATGTTCTAAATGTTGTAGGTTTCATTCATTTTCCTTTTGCCTGTCAATTGAGTGAAAACAATTTTTACAGACAAATATGTTAGGTAGAAAAGGCCTACCACAAAAGATAGGCCTAATCTAATTACAACTACTCTGCTAAGTCAGCAATAATTGCGTGAGCAGCTTCGTTCTTAACTTCTAGTGTGTATTCTACTAAGAGTTGAGTTACGTCAGCGTCACCAACTTTTGCTAATTCGTTAGTAGCAAATGGTCGTAAGTATGCAACTGCTGCCATTTCTGGATCAAGCACGAATGCAACTTCACCACTGTCACCACTGTCAGCTGGAATAAATCTGTTAGGAACAACAGAGATAGTACCAAAGTCTGAAAGATAAACGTCAGCAGCACCAATGATTGTTGATTGCTTGTCAGCTGGAGCCATGAAACGTTGTGCAGCGATACCAGCAAAACCAGACACTACTTGTTTTTGTGTTGGAGTTACCATTAATACTGTTGGATTACCACCAGCTGTGTATGCTTTCTTAACAGCTGATTTTAACATTGCTTCTGTGAATGCTGCGTCTGTACCAGATACACGAGCTGTAGTGCCACCAGAACCTGCAGTACCATTTGTG